GGTTTGGATGTAACAAAAAAGATAACTTGGAACGGAACTTGGAACAGTCACAGAACAGTAACGAAACAGTGACAGAACAGTCGCAGAACGATAATAAGAAGGTAAAGAAAGAGAAGAAGGTAAAGAAGGTTATAAAAGACATTGAATATTCAGATGATTTCGAATCGTTCTGGCATTACTTTCCTAAAAAAATAGGAAAACCAGCAGCATATACAAATTGGAATAAATTATTAAAAACGATTGAACCGCAATATTTAATAGCATGCTCTATGAACTATGCAAGTTATTGCCTAGCAAATAAAACTGAATTGCAGTTTATAAAGCAGCCTAACAATTTTTTAAATGCAACAGAGGAATACTATAAGCAATATGAGACACCTGTATTAGTGCATAGTCGAACTGGGCAAGTAAAGGGTAAAAATGTAACGGAAATGATGAAGGACGACTATATGAGGTCTTTGGAGGAGGAAGAACGTGAAGCGAACGGAGGTTATTAGGTTAGTGGGCATATGTTCGGCTAACTTTCGCAATTGGCCTGAGCCTGACAAGTACGAGATGATTGTAAACTTGTGGCTTAAAATGCTTTCAGACACCGAATGCTACATAGTCGAAGCAGCAATTGAAAAGTTTCTAGTCGAATCCAAGTTTCCTCCAACCATAGCCGACATACGCGAAAGAATAGCCGATATTACCGTAGTGAAGGAAAAAACTTCCATAGAAGCGTGGAATGATGTTAAAACCTCTATTCGCAAGTTTGGATTCTACCGTGAGAAGGATGCTATGGAAATGCTGTCTGGAACAACAAGAAAGGTAGTAGAAGCCATTGGATTCAGCACGCTATGTCTCTCTGAAAACGAAATGGTAGACCGTGCCCACTTTTTAAAAGTATACGATAACCTAGCTAATAGGGATCGAACCGATGCTCTCATGTTTCAAAACACCAAAGATATTATATCTCGTTTACACAGCGACAACAGCGTGCAGAGGTTAGAATGAGTATGAGCCTACAACAGTGGAAAGACAGCATACAGAAGGAAGCGAAGGACATCGAGAATAGACTAGAACGAGGGCAAAACACCCCTTCAAACATACAAAGGTTAGAACAAATTAACGAAATGCTTGAGATTCTCGGAAAAATTGAAAAGCCCAATTCCATATTTAAGAAAGCATTGAACCAAAAATAAAACAATTGGAGGTATAAAAATATGATCCCCAAAGTCGAACCCGTCCAGCGAATCATCGACCGAAAGCCCAAGCCAAGAGAGTTACGCCAAATCGAGTTTAAAAGGAGCCTAGCCAATGAACTGGAATCTAGCCAATCCCTTAGAACTAAACATAATCGCCTATTTTGACAATTGCCCCCGCTGGCTAAAAAAAGCCGCTAAAGCTGAACTTTACAAACGAAAAGGGAGGATTAACCCATGCAAGCTATCAAGCTTAAAATATCACCTGAATTCTTTCAGGACGTAAAAAGCGAACTCAAGAATTTCGAGATCCGTTTCAATGACCGCGACTATCAAGTAGGCGACATTCTCATTCTCGAAGAGTACGACAAGCACACAGAGAGCTACAGTGGCGAAAGCGTAACAAGGGAAGTGACGTACATCACCGACTTTAATCAGCCGTTTTCTCAGGTGGTGATGGGGATTAAAAAGGTGATGGTCGAGTGAAACTATACTTTGCTATTGAGCCGATGGGCACGGTCAGAATGACAAAAGGACGCATCAAATTAATTCAGTCGGGCAAGTACGATCCCAACGAAAAGCATACGAAAGCGGTACTGGCTTATTTAAACTATAAAGAGTTTATCGGATGGGTAGCCAAACGTAACGCACCTAGAGAACCGAACAAGAGTGCAATTGAAGCGAGCATGACTTTCTACATGCCCATACCGCAAAGTTGGTCTAAGAAGAAGCAGCAAGCCCACACAGGGGACAACGTGCCGCACATCAGCAAGCCCGACATCGACAACCTTGAAAAAGGACTGTACGACTCTCTAAATGGAATCATTTTTAAAGACGATGGGCAAATTTACAAAGTGAAGGAAAAGGCTAAATACTACAGCGATACGCCTAGGATTGAATGTGAATTTACCGAAGTCTAATCAGAGAGGAAGAAACCAAATGATATTAATAGTCAACTATGAGGATGTCATAAAGTTTGACGATATGAAAACGGCTGAAAATGCTTTAGAGCATTATTATCCAGATGGGAAAATTGTCACTTCTGAATCGTTGATAGACGAGAGCGTGAAAGCTGGAACCGAAGAATTGAGAAGACTAGCCTTATATAAGATGTTCTCACTTGAAAGGAAAGCGGTAACCTTCCAGCATCGAAATTGCCAGTCATGCGGACATAATACCGAAAAAATGTATTTTGTGCAGAAATGCAGAACTAGATGGCTGACATTATGCGACAGATGTAAAGATGACTATCTCTGGAATCCTATGCAATTGCTGAGAACAAATAAAGAAACGCCAGTGAAAATAGGATGGTTCAAAAATATTCTTAGGAAGGTGAATTTCAAATGATCGAACAACCCAGTAATACTCGTAAGTTGGCACTTATCTTCGACCTTGCAAGCATGTCTATAACCAGCCTAATGGTAATTTACACAGGGATACACTGGGCTATGGGGGTGTTGGGGTGAAAGTATTAATAACAGGTAGCATTTCGCCAATATCTATAGCCAACATGTGGTATTTTGATCGCATAGGTGAAACGTTCGAAGTGAAGGAAGATCCATTCCGTACAGATGTGTATGAGACGGTTGACCCTATATTTAAAGAGCATATAGGACACATTTATAAAACAGATTGCATAGAGGTTTGGGATAAATCACCCAGCGAAGCGGCAGCCGATGAATGACCTAATCTATTGGCTCCAACAACACCCATGGACAGTATACAGTACCTTATTATCTTTAATTTTATATTGTTTAAAGACATTACCTAAAAAATTAATCATTCATACGGCTCGGGCGGATTCGGCCGAAACGATGCAGGGATTAAGTTCAAAATCAAATTCAAAGGAGTGAAAAAAATGAGCGTTTCGTCTTATCTAATCAATGGTGTGCATCATTCGGATTGCGGGGGATGCGGGAAAAGAACAGCTGATACAACGTGGTTCGATGATAAATTGTATTGCCAAGGGTGCCACGATAATTTAACAAAGCCACTGATTGAAGCTTTTACAGAGGATTATGAATCAGGAGATTGCGATAATGAGGACGAAATCATTTGCCCTTATTGCGGGTACGAAAACGATGATGCAGACGCATTTGATGGCGGCGAACCCAGCGAATGGAATTGCCAAAGGTGCGGATTGGAATTTGAAATTGAAGTTGAAGTTGAATACTCGCATACATTCACAACTAGACGCAAAGATTGACCACAGGGCATCGAGACCGACCGAATCACACAGCAACGAAGTTGCGGAAGCCGTATAAAAATATTTTCAAGGAGGAAACCCATGCGAGTCCAAATCGAAACCCTCTTGCCATACTGCTCCACTCATTACTGGTATGAACCCCATAGCGGGGAATGTATAACTGTAATAGATTCAGGAACAGAAGGAGAATACCGCATTATCGAGGGGATACACGAAGGAAAGCATATTTTAAAATCGGATGTAAGGGAGTTGTGAATGTGAGGGATAAGATATTGGCAATGGAAGCAGGAAAAGAACTGGATGCGTTAGTAGTGGAGAAGGTTACAGAATACCAATCACTTACAACAGCATTAAATCTTGACGGTTCATACGGATATTTACCACCTTATTCTTCTGACATATCTGTAGCATGGGAAGTGGTAGAAAAATTCAAACTAAGCGGATTTCTCATAAATCACTTAAACGATAATCCTATGGGAGACGGCTGGCATTGTGTTATTAATCATAAACATCATGCACGAAGATGCAAAACAGCACCTGAAGCCATTTGCAAAGCTGCATTACTAGCCGTGATGGACTCATGAATCGTTTCACCCTCCACATGCACACCACAGACCACGTAGGAGAGATTACAGGATCAATCTGGGCAGAGAATAGTTCAATGCCACAATACCCATTAAAGCGCCGCAGAATGAACCACAGAGCGCGAGAGGAAGTGAAACCTATTGGAACTATTCGACAAAACGAAATCACAAAAGGAACTGGATTATCTAGCTAAACTAGCGGAAGAACTGAAAGTGAAGAAAGCAGAGAACGAGAGAAGAAGCAGTTTGCGAATCGTAGGAGATTGAAATAAGGTAAATCCATCTAATATCGAGAACGCTTGTAAACTTTGCAGAAAATGTCGATTATTAGCTTATAATCTATGATACACTAGCACTATAACCCATAGGAGGAATGACATGAACAACCTACAAGATCAAATGGACAGTTTAAACGCAAGGATCCAAGAAGAACTCAACACAGGAATGCAAGAAAGCAACGCTATCATGTTGGAGTTAAGGCAAGCAAAGGAGGATCTGCAAGCACAGATGAACAACCAAGCCCAAGAACAGAGGGTAACAGAGCATGTTGCGGTTAACGGGTACATACTCGATACGCTCACAACGTCTAACGGCACTACAATGGCTGAGTTAAGCTATTCGCCCGAGAACCATGAGTTAGTCTGCATCGCGGTACAAAAGGCATTCCTGGCGCAGCAGGACGCGTTTAATGGCGAACGTGATATGTTGAATTCTGCTATTGGGCACTTAGAAGACGTTGAAAGCGCGCTAGAAGGAAAAGTATATGTGTTGTCGATAGAAAAAGACGATGCCGCACAGAAGCGCGACAACGCCGTAAGACTTGCCGAAGAACTGCAAGCCAAACTCGACCAGCAAGTCAAGGGAGCGGTAGAGATCGCCCCACTTTCCGCAGAAGAACAAGAAGCGAAACTGATTAACGAACTGAACGGCAAGCGTATTAAAGTGATTAATTTGAAACCCAAATCAGATGCGTTTAACGAAAAAATGTTCACCGCAACCAACGCACTAACAGGATTGCCTTTTGAAGATTATCTCTTATACAGCAAGCGTTACGAAGAAATAACGGAAGAACAGGCGGTACAATTGCAAACGGATTATGCGCAGAAGAAAGCAGACCTCAATCCCACGATTGTAGAAGTTCCAGCACAGATTGCCGAAGAGCCAGCAGCAGTCGATACACCCCAAGAAGAAGTACCAACCACAGTCGTTGGATTGGATGGAAACAAAGCTACGGCAGAAGTGGTGGGAACAGAAGCGGAAGGAACTGTACAGCCAGAACCGCAAACCATCGAGCAAGTGGTAGGCCATATCGCCGAATTGAACCATCTCCTGTTTGTATTAGGCCATAATCATAGTGATTTAGTGGCAAGGGTGGAAGCTTTAGAAAAGGGAAAAAATTAAATGGGGCAAACTAGCTTAAAATTCGTTGAACAAAGACTGAGGGCGAGGATTAAAAAATCTGCATGGGTTAATTCTTGGTATCACGAATTGGTTGGTAAACGGTTTGAAGTTGAGCGAAACCCATTAGGATTAAAGCTCATTGAATCAGAAGCAGCCAAGGTTAGGGAAAAGCGTGGAGATCACAAGGACGCAGCCTATTACATCCGAGAAGATGAATGCAGCATTGTAAGGATTGAGGGAAACAAATGAAGCTACCCAATTGGATCGTACAGCGTTTTTGCAAGCATGAAAAAGTCTTGCGGAGTCAGGATGGGAGAGCCTTCCCATTCTGCCCTAAATGCGGGAAGAGGGGATAACGTGAGTAAAACCACAGACCTATTAGGCTTGTACCAATCCTACAAGCAAGCCATCTCTAGTTACAACGCGCACCATCCTTACCCTTGCGCTTCAATCGCGAATTACGGTGGAATGCCAAGCGGCCAAGGGGCTACAGAGTTTTTCTTTGCAAGGACAGGCAAGCCAGCAGACATGGGGTACTACAAAAAAGAGGATAACGAAGACTACGAGAAGTATAAGACAGTGGTTTGGGAAATAGAGCAAGCTTTAAACGCGCTAACCGAGGAACAGAAGTCCGTTGTGACGTTAAAGTGGGTTCACGGCCTCACCTTACGCGTTATATCAGAACGGAAGTATTACAGCATAGAAACGGTTAAAAGGCATCACAGAGGCGCGCTGGATCGTTTAGAAGTGGCCTTTCGGTTTACAACCGTACCGATCATAGTAAATATTGACACTTTTTTGACACTCTCCAAGTGATACTATTTTAATATAGGGTTAAGACATAGCGAACAGGGTGAATGTACAGCCTTTTCGTTAGTCTAATCCTGTCACATGTGAACGCACAGCGGGATCGTAAACCCGTTGAATACGTTGGGTATGACGAAGTGGTAACGTGGACGACTGTGAATCGTCTATGCGTTGGTTCGATTCCAACTATCCAAACTTAGAGAATTATGTCAGTGGTAGACTACGTCCCTTGGAAGGATGAGGCGCAGGTTCGATTCCTGCATTTTCTACCATAAGGACTTGGTGTAATGGTAGCACAGGAGCCTCCAAAACTCTTAGCGTGGGTTCGATTCCTACAGGCTTTGCCAATATTTGCTCAATGCTCAATCCCTCTCTAAAGCTTATACTAAGCTAAAGGAGTGGACAGCATGCAAATACTAGACCCAGTGGAAGCATTTATAACCGATTTACAAGCAAAGTTGGATGTAGCTTTAAAACTCATAGACAGTCAGAACGCGGCCGACATTGAATTACGGCAGGAATTAAAGACCGCGCAGGATCAGATATTAACGCCAAGAGAACAATTGGTACACGATCTCATAACGTCAGGCAAGAGTTGGGCAGCTACCAAGATTCCATATTTGTTTGGTGGTAGTAGCTCTCTAGGTGAAGATTGTTCTTTCTTTACAGAATCACTATACGGCCATTTCGGGATCGTTTTACCGAGAACGAGCTATCAACAATTCACGGTAGGAACGCCAGTAGGTTGGAACGACGTACAGCCAGGAGATTTATTATTCTTTAAGTATTACGCAACGGTCAATGCAACAACACACGTAGCGATCTGCATAGGCAACGGACAAATGCTGCACACCAACGCCGTACCGCAAACGTTTCATATCAGCGACGCAGCACCCAGTTTTAGCTCATTTGTAGGGGCTAAAAGAGTCATAGCATAACAGAGAGGATTAAAACGATGCATCCGACCATTGAAAACAATTTCAAGTATCATTCACCGAAAGACGGACAGCCTGAGACGTATGCAAATATACGAAATGCTGCAAAGATATTGGCGTATATTATCGAGGAAAATGTTCCGAACAGCCGTGAGAAATCGCTTGCCATGACAAAGCTTGAAGAAGCGGTTATGTGGGCAAATGCAGCAGTAGCAAGGAATTAAATCGTTGTACCGTGCAACCACTCCTTGCACATTACATACCTAGGCATCCTTAGAGAGAGGGATGTCTTTTTATTTACAAAAAAAAGAGTCTACACCGTAGACCCTCTTTTGCAGTATCCGATTCTAACTCTCATCCCTTGTACATAGGTAAAGGCCGTTTGCAGAGGATGAGACGAATCACAATTTATGCTATTGCAGGTTTTACAGTACGTTTTCATAGAAATCTCCTTCAATTCAATGTTATTTTAACTATAAGGGATAAAAACAGACAAGACATGAGTCAAAGGACTTAAAGTTTCGACAAGATTAGACAAGAGATCGTAATGCCGTATTCTTGCAGAGAGCGTTTATTCATCCGTTTACGGCGGTCCCGATTCTCACGCCATTCTTCACCGGATAGCGAAGGAACTTCTTCTACAAGCATTAAGTAAGCGTTGATAAGGCATTGTTCCATGTTCATCATCCTTTCTAGTCTCATCAGTGCTGACTCTATCAGCAGACCCCGAATGGTTTCGACTTATGGTCTCACGGGCAACTGCTGATTTAATCTTGCTAATTCGCGTTCCCATGACTCGATTTCCTTCTGTACATAGGGACCTTTATTCTTATAATCTTTAGAAAAATAAAGTTTCCAAGACTGCAAGAGTTCTTTATAGTGGCGAATAATGTTCTCGCAGGCTTCAATTTTGCTTTCTAGCGTTTCGTTCATAATTTTTACTCCTTCTAGTTCGGCATCCTTTGTTGCCTGCAACCTTATGAACCTAGAATAGCACAGTTTAAAACTGTGTGTCAATAGGGTAACTAAAAAAAAGAAAAGAGCCTTATTTAGACTCTTTCAGCATCTTCTCCTTACATAGTACGTTTAAGTAGCTGCTTATTGAAGCATCACGCTTCGGAGCTTTGTCTGCAAGCCACTTATGCACGTCTGGCAGTAGATAAATAGTTTCCTTTACTTTTAAAGCATCCTGGGCTAATTTAGGCCGCCCCATAGTATCACCTCCTATTGCTAATATAGCACAATTAAAAACAGTTATCAACTTTAAATACTTGTTGACTAATGTTTTAAACAGTGTTATATTAAAGGTATCAAATAGCAGGAGGAAACGATATGACGAAAGCTAAAATTGCTAAGTTCTTGAAGGATGCTAAGAAGGTCGAAAAGATGCAAGCCAAAATGAGGGAAATGAACGAGCAGATTTATCAAATACAGAAGGATAGCTCATGGGTTAGATATTTAAGCCAAGAGTTTCACGATACGCACAAAATGAATGAAGAACAACAAGAGGAATTTACTAAAGCTTACTCAACAATCATTCATGCGGAAGTCAGATAAAATCAACTATATTAGGAGGTAAAGAGAATGAACCCTACAGCCGAAGAAAAAGAACAAGTCGAATACGCAAAGGCAGAAGAAGAATTTGAGAGATACCAAGAAGCATTAAGGGAAACCTTTTACGAAGGTCGCATGTAACTATATATCACCCCCTCGAAGCGCTCAGGCGCTTTTTTTGTTATCCTAAAGGAGTGAAATCCATGTACGAAGTAAACATGACCGCAGAACAACTAAAACTACATCCCACGCCCCACATTGCCCTAGAAGCCCTAAGAGATCAATTAAAAGCGCTTCTAGACGAAGACCAACAGAAGTATGAATGGTACGTTATACACAGCACCAACGCAGATACAGGATTTAGAATGACCGCAGAACTGGACGAAGCAAGAAAGCAACACTTTATAGCGAATCCGTTATGACGAAAAAGGATTCTACAAAAACAGATAGAGGTGAATGACCATGGCAGGAGGACGGCCAACCAAATACAAAGCAGAATATGCCGAACAAGCCTATAAGTTTTGTTTGTTGGGGGCTACCGATGCTAGATTAGGCGAATTCTTTGAAGTTGACGAAGCAACAATACACCGATGGAAGCATGATCATAAGGAGTTTTGCGACTCCATTAAAAGAGGGAAAGAAGTAGCAGACGCTGAGATAGCTCATTCTTTGTTTCAACGAGCGAGAGGATACAGTCATGCAGCTATTAAAATGTTTAATAACCAAGGTGTAATCATAAGCGAGCCTTACACGGAACATTATCCACCGGACACAGGTGCAGCAATGGCTTGGTTGAAAAATAGGCAACCAAATCATTGGCGTGATAAACAAGAAGTGGAGCATAGCGGCACAGTGGAATACACGATCAAGCCGCCGCCTATGCCGTGATAACGATAAACTTTGAAAACCTTCCGCAGGTCACCAATAAGGTGTTTTACCCGTTCTATTTTAACCAATCGCGTCACTTAGTCTTAATGGGCGGTGGCGGTTCGGGTAAATCAAAGTTCTCGGCTCAAAAGATCATCTATCGAATGCTTGCAGAAAAGAATCATCGTTTCATGGTGGTTCGCAAGGTTGGCGATACCTTAAGAGATTCGGTATTTGCCGATCTAATCAAGGTTATTGTTGAATGGGGCTATGAGGATTTATTCTACATTCCGAATGGCCGAAGCAGTGAGATATACATCAGATGCAAGCTAAACGGCAATGAGATCTTATTCTATGGCTTGGATAAGGTGGAGAAAAGAAAGTCCATCGAAGGTATAACAGGTCAATGGATCGAAGAAGCCAGCGAGCTAACTGTAGATGATTATCGGCAGCTTAATATAAGGATGCGTGGTAAGGCGAATTACAATCAACAAATTATTAGTTTCAATCCCATCAACATTAACCATTGGTTAAAAGTGGAATTTTTTGATAAGACAGATCCCGATGTCACCACAAGCAAGACCACATATAAAGACAATCCTTTTCTGGATGAAGGAACGAAGAAAGAGTTATTAGCTTTTAAAGATACAGATCCATATTACTACACCGTTTATGCACTTTCTGAATGGGGCGTACTAGGCAAGACAATCTTCCCTAAACAGATCGTGAGCGAAAGAATCGCCTACTTGAGAGACAAGAAGCCGCTTAAACAGGGCTATTTTCTCTTTCATTACGAGTACGACACCTTTAAGGACATTGCTTGGGTGAACGATCCCGACGGACAAATTAAGATTTACGAAGAACCTAGAGCCAACTATCCCTATGTACTTGGGGGCGATACTGCCGGCGAAGGATCGGATTTCTTTAGCGGGCATGTGGTTAACAACATTAGCGGCAATCAAGCAGCCGTATTGCACCAGCAGTTTGATGAAATTGACTATGCCAAGCAAATGTACTGCCTAGCCCAGCACTACAACAAGGCTCTCGTAGGGATCGAAATCAACTTCTCTACCTACCCCATAAGGAAGTTTGAAGAGTGGCGCTATCCTAAGATTTACATGCGGGAAACAGAGGACAGCATTACTCACAAACTCCAGATGAAGTTTGGCTTTGTCACAGGCAAGCACACAAGGCCGTTAATCATTGCGGAGCTCGTAACCTTCGTTAAAGATGCCTGCAACCTCATTAACGACATTCAAACCTTAGAGGAGATGCTTACCTTTGTGAAGAACGAACAAGGCAAGGCAGAAGCACAGGAGGGCGCTCTCGATGATCTATTAATGGGCTTAGCGATTACCCATCACATTCGGGATCAGCAGTCATACAGCGTGGAGAACAAGGGCAAGTTTAACATCAGCCATCTTGCAGAAGATATGCAGCAGGACTACAAGAGGGCCGATGAAGCAACAAGGATTGTCATGCGCGAATTATGGGGACTTAATAAGGCAAATTAGTACAATATGTATCGTTAGTTCTTCACTTTAGAAATAAAAGGGACTGAATTATGATAAGAATCTGCTTAGTTTGTTATAGTTCGTTCACAACGAGAGACAGGATAGAATGTTGCGGTTTGAGCGCATTCTTAGAAGAAGATAAGATTGATGTAATCAAGAATAAGCTAAAAGAAGGATTAAGCCATGAGATAACAGTAGTTGATTTTCCATCCATAAAGATTAAGAAAGACCGCAAGAACAAAGCGACCAAGAAGCTAAAGCTTGATGAGAGATTAGCGGCATTGAAGAGAGATAAGTTTAAGTGTACTAAATGTAAAAGCAAGCAAGGACTGCATGTTCATCACATCATTCACCGTAAAAATGGCGGAACTAACGAGGAAGATAACCTTCTAACCTTGTGCGAACTCTGCCATGCCGAAGCCCACAGAGGCGAACCTGTTTACAATATTATGATTAAGAAACTATTTCAGTTTAGCAATTGTTAGTTAGTTAAAGTTTTATACAAAACGTATCAAAACGGAGGCATTTATGAAGATAGCAGAACTGCAAGATCATTTCAAAGATTACTATATGAGCAACACAACAGCAGCAGGAATTGGATGTTATAAAGAAGTGGTTATTAGAACATCAACCGACCATAACTCTGCATTTGGTTACCCCGATGGAAACAACAGAACTTGCAGCGTGGAAAGCTTAGTACAAACCCATCAAGATCAAGTTTGGGAAGAAGAAGCCAAGCACGTGGAGGCAGCTAAGTACATTCGCCTATTGCCTGAGATTCGAAAGCATCTAGACGAAGATGGCGAGTTTAGCGGTGTATACTCCATTCGTTCGCGGATTCAGTTTGGAAGAGTGGGCGAGTGCATCACGATACAGCAAGCAGAGAATCTAAAAGAGTTAGGCTGGAGATTAGAATAAGGGGTGTTAATTATGATTGACTTGTCCAAAACGAAAGCAGAAGTATCCGTACAGCAAGTAGATAAGACCTATGAGATTCGTTTCCTACGTGGCAGAAGATTAAACGTACTGCAATGCACGGATGAAGTATTGCCGTCTGTCCTAAGTCAAATCTTAAAAGATGGGCATACGATTACTAAGGTTACATTGTTATGAGTCTCATGGATGGCGTTAAGAAAGCGGTGAAGTCAGTGAAAAAAGCAATCAAAGCCTTTGAAGCACCGGCACGCTCCCAAGAACTGCTCAACTGGCAAAAGAAGCTAGAAGTCGCCAAAGCAGGGCAAGACTTGACCTTAATGGACAAGCGCGAATACCTCTATATGGGCGATCCAAGAGTAGATAGAAACATTAACAGTGCTACAACACCGCAGAAGTCGTCTAACAACGTTTACAACATCGTTTATGAGTTCATCGAGAGTCAAGTAAGCAGTCAGATCCCCATGCCGCAGGTCAAGTCAAAGCGTGAAGGATTCGAGCAGCAGGCGCAGATGATAGGCGATGCCATTTCAAATGATCTAAAGGAAAGCAACATTGAAACCATCAACGATCAAAACGAGCGCATCACGCCGCTACAAGGCTTTTCATTAGTGGAGGTATGCTGGAACCCTGACTATCAACATCACCTGTACAAAGGGGAAGTAGAGCTTTACGGACGGCACCCGAAACAGTTAGTAGGGCAGCCGAAAGTATACAGTTTGCAGAAGATGGACTTTTTTTTCATTTTATCGGATGTGAGTCATGATTACGTTTGGCGAAGGTACAACAAGAATTTAGATGGTGAGCAAGAACAATACCCAGAAAACACAAGGCTGTACGATGCTGGCACGCTTGCGAATAGTGGCATTACCCAACGTTCCGGAGGGGAAGAAGATCAAGAGCCACTTACAGAGATTGTGTGCTGGTACAAGGACGATAACGGCGACTACGGCAAATTCGTTTGGATCAACGATATTGAACTGGAAAACCTACCACGTTACTTCTACCGCCGAATCAATGGCAAGATTGTCGAAGAAGAAACGCTTACGGATGATGTAATGGGGCAAGATGAAAACGGCCAACCGATCAAGATTGCAAGTGCTGGCGAAAAGGTGCCTTACTTTGTGCCGACTCGATACCCTGTATCGGTCAGAATCAACGTTCCCCGAAACTTTGCTTTCGGCGGTCAATCGGATATGGACGTGATTCGCGATCAACAGGACTCGATTAAGAGAGTCGTTCACAAGATGGAAGAAAAGATTGTTAGAGGCGGTTCAATTATCAAAGCACTGGAAGATCATTCCTCTTTCGACAAAGTGACCGATGAGATCTATCAGATCGTGAAAGGCTCCCAAGCTGAATTAATGGCGATTGGAACATTAGACTTGACCGCAGACATCAGCAAAGACCTCACGTTTGTCCAAGAGATGTACAAGTTTGCTCAGAGCATGTTAGGCGTGACGAACTCCTTCCAAGGCAAGCCAGACGATACCGCCATATCAGGGGTAGCCAAGCAGATTCAAGTGCAGCAAGCTTCAGGACGTATGCAATCCAAGGCATTCAACAAGTATGTGCATTACAAAGAGATATTTGAGATCATGTTTCAGTTCAAGTTGGCGTTTTATGACGAACCGCGTCCTTATATGGCGCAGGATGTCAACGGGCAAGATACCTACGGCCATTTCGATAAGTATCAGTTATTGCAACGGGATAAAACAGGTCAATTGTACTACAACACTGACTTTGTGTTTGGTTCCGATGGTTCCGCAGGCTTGCCGAAAGACCCCATGTTTCTGTTTAATCAAGCCTTGGCGTTCTTACAAGCCCAAGCGTTGGACGTTGTGCAGTTTTGGAGTCTGTTAGAGTCGTTGCAGTTCCCACAAGCGAGTAAGTTTAAGAAGCAATGGGAGCAAAAGATGCAGCAACAACAGCAAGACCAAGGACAGCAACAGCAATATGAGACTCAAATACAGCAGGATCAACAGAAGATCCAAGCCGATGCTCAGGAAATGGAAGTCTTAAACGAGATGGTGAAACTCCTAACCGAGGCCGTGAAAGACGCGCAAGCGGGTGATGTGCAAGCAACCAACCAAATCATGCAACAGTTAGAACAAGTGCAGGAGAAGGAACACAGCCAAGGTCTAGCGACCCAAGGACAGCAGATGCAAGCCCAGCAGCAACAACAGGGAGCAGACCAACAGCAACAAACGGCACAGAATCAAATGCAGATGCACCAAGATAAGATGGCGTTAGAGCATCGTAAGTTAGATGTAGCCCAACAGCAGCAGAAGCAGGTGGTGAAGACAAATGGCAAAAATAGTCAGGTTTAGATCAAAGCAGGACAACCTCATTGAAAGTGTGGAGCAACTTTTGGAACGGGCAAAGAATGGCGAGTTTATTAACTACGTGTTTGCTTCAAAACTACCTGACGGAAATATTGCCACAGGATGGTGTAATGCCGATGTGGGTGAACGTAATGAACTTTGCTCTCACTTGGAAGTGGATATTATGATGTCTGTCGTAGAAGCAAATGCGGATAGAATTATTGAGTGGATATGAAAGGCGGTGAGCAAATGAAAGGTAAACCAAACGCGTCTGCAATGAGGGCGGGATCGGTCAAGGCTAGCTTAGACAAGAAGTTACAGCAAGCCATGCTAAAGGACAGCAAGCAAACACAGATGCCTAAAAAGAAGAAGTAACTGGGAACGGCTGAAACGCTTAGTTCCCTTTTCTATGTTCAGTCCATTTGAAAGGTGGTGAAACACATGGGTGATGCCAAAAATGGCGGCGGTGGCTATAAAGTTCCTTCGTCGGGAACAGGCAAGATTGTCGCACCGAACGCGATTATCAAGAATCAAACTGCCCCTAAGAAGACAACGGGTGGTGATTTAAGAAGCAAGTAACACAAATCGCGTGGGATCGCAGCTAAAACCCAAAAGGAGATTATTATGAACCAACTAAGCAGCAACAGGGAAGAAGCCGCTGACCTTCCACAATTCCGTTACAAATTAAACCTTCAACTCTTTGCAGAAGAAAACGAAATCCCTGCCTTGGAAGACTCGAAAGAGTTCAAAGAGGATTTAAAAGGCTTTAACGAGTTTGAAGACAAGGTAGCCAAGTACACCGAGACCCGTAAAGCACAGGAAGTCGCCAAAGAAGCTGCAAAGATCGTTGAAAAGCCCAAAGAAGATAAGCCTGAACCGGTGGAAAAAACAGAAAAACAGGAAGTCGTGACCCCTGACAAACCGAAACAGGATGCAGAAACAAACAAAGCATTCCAAGAGATGCGGCAGAAACTCGAACTAGCGGAGAAAGAAAAAGCCGCAGTAGAGGCGAAAGTCAAGAAAGCCGATGAGCTTATTTCACAGCAGTACGGCAAGTCGCACGGCATTCACACGGTAGAACAGTACGAACAGCGTTTACAGCAAGAAAAGGATGCCGAAGACAACGAACGCTTTAAAACCGCAGGGCTAACGGAAGAAGAAGTCAAGAAGCTCAAGGGGTTCGATGTACTCCAAGCTGAAGTCGAGAAGAAAACCGTTGCCGAAGTCCAAAGGGATACCGATTCCCAATGGGCAGCGCTTTACAAGCAGTACCCCGATGTCGAGGCAGAGATTATGAAGTTCAACAAAGGCGAGGCACAGACAACCTTCAACGCTGAAATGCAAGCAGAGATTGCGAGGGGTGCTTCTCCACTAGCCGCCTATCGTTCCGCACACTTTGAAACGATCCTAGCGAACGCCACAAAGGGCATTAAGGAAGTCACGAAGCAAGAAGCGCTCAATCAACTGAGCAGCAAAGACCATATCAAAGCCAATGCCACAGGCGGCGGCGAAGTGGATCATGTGCAGATTCCCGAAGCCATGATGATTCAATTCAGAGCGTTAAACAAAGGAAAGACGGATGCTCAAATCAGAACATTCTACAAAAAACAGTTAGCAGGAGGTTAAACAATGGCCAATGCAGCAGGATTCAGACCCCGTTCCCGTCCTGGAATGGGTGAATTACCATTTGAATTTTTACAAATGACCGATGGCGAAGCTTCTGTTTTAGGCGAAGCGCTTGTCCAGACATCTGGAAAGTTAACGAAATGCGCAGCTACCACAAGACCGCAGTTCGTTGCCGCACAAGCCGCAGCTATAGCCACACCAGGCGCGATTATTGCCGTATGGCGTGTAGACGATTTAACCGAGTGGACTACGCAGTCTATGGCGACCGTAGCTACTACGTTAAAGGGCACGAAAGTTACCCTTCATACAGACGGTTTATTGGTTACGGCGACCACTTCAAGCGGTGTAGCAGAGATTGGAAATACAGACGGAGCAACGACCACTTCCAACGTGACCGTTCGCTTTCCATAAGGGGGATTGACAGATGATCTTTTCAGAAGCAGCCGGACTCAATAACTCGATATTCGGCAATAGCCAATATCCAATCAAGATGATGCTAACCGATCAATCCGAAGCCTTTGAAGCGGAATCGGTATTGCCTTATATCTTCAATATGGACACTACTTCCAAGTGGGCAGAAAAGTACACGTATGAAACATCTTTGCCAAATTTCCAACCAGTCGGAGAGCAGGGTATTTACCCCGAAGGTGGATTCCAAGAGGGTTACGGTTCTGTTATTGTGCCCGATGAATGGAAACTGCAATTCTCCGTCACCCAAACGATGGTGGAAGATGCCATGTTCGGCAAAGTGAAGCAGAAAGCCTACGGATTCACCAAAGCCCACTATCGTACACGCGAACAGTTTGGTTTGGGCATCTTGAATGCAGGTTCTGCCACAACGATGTCGTTTGGCGGTAAATCTTTTAACATTACTTGTGCCGATGCGTTAGCCCTCTTCTCAGGCGTTCACACCTCCGTTACAGGTGGTACAGGCACACAGTCCAATTACTTCGCTAATGCTTTCTCCTACGATGCCTTGTGCTTAGGCGAGGAACATATGCGTTATTTGACAGATGATGATGGAAATATCTTAGATATCAGTCCAGATACAATTATCATTCCTCCCAAGGCGCGTATCTTGAAGCTGGTCTTGGATGCCATTGGAGCCGATGAAGGCACGCCAAACACCACTAACAATTCCTTCAACATGCAGTATGGGCGCTGGAATGTTATCATGAGTCCTTATTTGACCAACACCGCCTCCGTCACCGCAGATACGTGGTATTTGATGGACAGCAAATGGAATGAAATGTACGAAGGTTTAGTGATGTTGGATCGCGTTCCTTTAACCGTCAAGTCGTACATTGACGAAAAGACAGATGCCAACATCATAAAAGGGCGTTCGAGGTACGTAGCCAAGCCTAATCGTTGGCAGGCAATTGGCAAGTTTGATCCAGGAATTGGGACTACTACATTATCCTAGGAGTGATGAAATGAGCTTACAAAATCCAAGTGATTTTACTACGTCTGACCATGACGGATATATTCAGTTTGACGGAGCAATCGACATTCCGCAGACGGTGGCAGGAACCTCAGCAAGCGCAACAGGCACGGCATTGCGATCAGCAGGAACGGCTTTGGTTTCTTCTACCCAAGCCGCTGCCTACTACACATTGACTCAGCCTTTAGCTACACCGAGGAACACTACAGCCGCAGGATACCGCAAGACTATCATTGCTACGGCAGGTACCACAAGTTTGACGATTGTCATTAACTCTAGCGGAGCTACGTTTGATGGAACAAACAACATAGCCACGATGAACACCGGAACGACAGGGCCAACGAGTTTAGACCTGATTAGCCTTTCTACGACTCGTTGGTACATCAAGGGCAATGTTGGATCGGTCGTATTTACGACTTCTTAATTACAACGAACGGGATAGAAGGCATTCGACAAGCAAGCGACTCCACTTGTTTCCCGTTCGATCATTGGAGATACAGAGGAGAATGTATGAAGAAAGTAGCCATTTGCGGATTTGCCATTTCCAGTTTACATTTAGCACCATTCAACAATAAAGAATTTGAAATATGGGGGTTGAACGACCTTCACACTCAAATAAAAGCCGATAACATCACCCGTTGGTTCGATATTCACCCGAGAGAACAGTTAGAAACAATGTCCGTACGAAACGGAATAGGCACTTATTTAGACGGTCTACGAGCCTTACCATGCCCTGTTTACATGCAGGAGCAACATAAGGACATTCCGAACTCAAAATCGTATCCAAGAGCTATAATGACCGCTAAATACGGTACGTACTTCACTAACTCAATTAGTTGGATGTTGGCGATGGCAATAGATGAAGGGTACAAGGAGATTCATTTGTACGGCGTGGATATGGCGCAAGGATCGGAGTACATGGATCAACGCCCTTCGTGCGAGTACTTCATTGGATTAGCCCGAGGCATGGGTATTATTGTGAAGATTCCGAAAGAGTCGGACTTACTCAAAGCCCCACATTTATACGGATTTGAAGAACAGAAGCAGACGGAAACCCAAAAAAAATACAGTGACCGTTGGCAGGAATTGAACAAAAGATTGCTTCACATCGAGCAAGAAGAAGTCAAAGCCTTAACGAATGCAGGGTATTATCAATTAGTCAAGGAAAAGTATTTTCTGTTAGGCGCATTGGAAGATACCGAATATTACATGAAACAATGGTAGGAGGATTACTATGGCCTTAATGAGTTTAGAAGAAGTCACGCAGAACATTACCACGCCGGATCGGTCATTGCTGTATCACATTTTAGTCCAACTCATGGAAAATAACCGCCTCTTAACACAATTGGTTGAGAAGCCAAAAGAAGCGGAAGCGGTCAAAATAGTGTTACCTGCCT